GGCCAGTAACCGATACGGTCGCTTGCGCATGAACTCCGTGATGGCAGTCTTGGTTGATCCGTCGAAGCTCTTGAGAATGCTCGACTCATCGCACGCCACACCAGCGAAATCCTGCGGGTTGAACAGGTGCAGTCGCTCGTAATTCGTGACGTTGATGCCAGGCCGCACCACGCCATCGCGCGAGATCGCCGCACGGACGCCGAACTTGTCGGCCTCCTCGACGATCTGGTGCGTTACCGCCAGCGGCGTCAACAGCAGCACGGGCGCGCCCGTCTTGCGCACCACGTTCTCGCCCCACACCAGTTGCATGGCGGTCTTGCCAAGGCCGCAATCCGCGAAGATCGCAGCGCGCCCCTTGCGGGTTGCCCACTCGACCAGAGAGGCCTGGAAGTCGAACAGGAAGTCCGGCATCCATATGGGATCGAACCCGTGGTTACCACCTAGCTGGGCCTTGCCCGCCAGGAAATCCTCGTACTCGTTTTGCATCATCACCTCCGCGCCTCAGCGCATCATCTGCCGCGCTCAAGGCCGCGCGGCGTGGCCTGAATGGTGGGGGACGTTGCGGTTGCGATCCGCGCAGAACGTCCGGGATGAAAGGCCGTACACGTTGCCGGCGCCAGCAGAGCGCGACTTCATTCCCAATGACCGGCAGAGTCTGCCGTCCCCCGTATCTCTACCACCGCGCCTCCCCCACATCCTGCGGCGTCTCCTTGAGATACCGCGACGGCAGGCGCTTGACGGTGCCGCGCAGCACGGACTCAGGCAGGCCGGGAAACGGCCAGTCCTGGCGAATCCGCGCCACCCGCAGCGTAGCCACGCCGACCTCGAGCACCATCGCATCGGCGCCGTCCGAAAGGCGCACGCGGTCGCCTTGCTTCACGATTTTTGGCCTAGCAGCAGGGCCGGCATGAAGATTTGCGCATGCTGCACCTTCACGGCCAACGGGATGCCGCGCCTGCGCCAGTTGACGATGCGCTGAATGCTGCCAGGCTTGTCCATGCCCAGCAGCCGCGCAAGCTGCGCAGGCCCGCCGAGCTGGTCAATCAGCTTGCTATCGGGGTGTCGGACAATTTTCATCATGGGCCGCAGTGTAACGGGACTTTTATAAAGATGTAAACACCCATTGAGTGCGGTCATAGGAAAGACCCTGCGAAACAGTAAACAATGCTTGCGCTGATGGTAACGCCGCGTTTATGATTCATTCCATCGCAACACGCAACCAGGAGCACCAAATGATCCGCGTCACCTTCTACGTTTTCTCCAAGATTCTGAACCGCGAGTTCATCAACGTCGAAGTCCATCGCTCGATGGATGACGCAAGGCTTCGCGGCCTGGCGCTCGGCTGGACCATCTCCAAGGTCGAACAAATCTGAGGTCACCATGCAACCCCTCCGCCCCATCGACTACGCATTCGCCGCCGCTTTCGGCATCACCCTCGGCTGCCTGATCGCGGCCTTCATCTAAACCACAGGAGCCCACCACATGCAAAACCTCACCACCTACGGCCCTGGCGACAGCGCCACCTGGGGCCCGTGCACCGACCCGCGTGACCCGCGCTGGGAAGACGACGAGCGCACGCCTGACGACAGCCACCGCGCCGATGCAGCAGACGAACTGCTGGCCGACACGTTTAGCACCAGCCTCTGGCTGTGCGACAACCTGCGTCAGCCCGAGGGCGGAACCACCAGCATCGCAGGATTCGAAGACCTGGACATGAGCGAGGCCACCGCAGACCAGCTCTGGACGCTGATGCTCACCGGCTCAGATGCGCAGTGCCTGCACGCCCGCATGGAAATGAAGGACCGCATCCTGCGCGACGAGCGCACCTGGATTGATGACCGCGCCATGGAGCTGATGGCCGACAGCATGAACGACGATCCATATCACGATGACCCGCACCATTGGTACTGAAAGGACCACCATGACCACCACATTCAAGGCTCACCGTTCCACCACCACGGCGGAATTCGGACACACCGTGTTCATCATGAGCAGCGGCGCCGGGAGGCTGGATTGCAGCATCTGGCTCACCGATGAGGAAGCCCTGATCCTGGCATCTGAACTCCGCGCCGCCGTGGCCAAGGGCTCGGCAGCCTCCGAAGCGTCCGCAGAACTCACCACCTTGGAGGTAGCATGACCACTGACACCTCCGCGCTTGAGCAGCGCACTGACGAATGGATGCAGGCCCGCGTTGGCAAGGTCACGGCCAGCGGGTTCAAGCACGTACTGGCCAAGACACAGAAGGGCCTTCCCACCGCTGCCCGCACAACGTACCTGTGGCAACAGGTGATCGAGCGCCTGACTGGCCAGCCTGCGCCCGTGGCCCGCACGATGGCAATGCAGTGGGGCACCGATCAGGAACCCGCAGCGCTGCAGGCTTACATTGAGGCCCATGTCCTGCACGTTGAGACGGTAGGCTTTGTCCAGCACCCAACGCTGGCCGCAGGCTGCAGCCCGGACGGCCTCGTCACCGAGGACATGGCCGACAACGGCCTGGTGGAGATCAAGTGCCCATTCAACTCTGCCAACCACCTAGAAACCTGGCTTTCAGGCATGCCCGACGAGCACATGGCCCAGGTGCAGGGCCAGATGTGGATCACCAACCGCGAATGGTGCGACTTCGTGTCGTTTGATAGCAGGATGCCGCCAGACCTGCAGCTCTACGTGCAGCGCATCCCGCGTAATCCCGAATACATCGCCACGCTGGAGCGTGAGATCGTGACGTTCCTTGCAGAGGTCGACTCCATCGTCGACAAGCTGCGTGCCAAAGTGTCCTTCTAACCCGTAGGAGTTTTCCGAATGTCAACTGCACTCGTTCCCGTCGATCAAGTCGAGCGCATGGCGCTGGCAGTGGCCAAGTCCGGCCTGTTCGGCGTCAAGACCCCAGACCAAGCGATGGCGCTCATGCTCATCGCCCAGGCCGAGGGCCTGCACCCTGCCATCGCGGCCCGCGATTACCACATCATTCAGAACCGCCCCGCATTGAAGGCGGACGCCATGCTGGCCAGGTTCCAGACCGCAGGAGGCCGCGTGAAGTGGCTTTCGATGAACGACCAGCGCGTGGCTGGAGAGTTCTCGCACCAGCAAGGCGGCAGCGTCGAGATTGAGTGGACCATCGAAATGGCCAAGCGCGCCGGCCTGACGAAAAACCCGACCTGGACGCAGTACCCGCGCGCCATGCTGCGCGCACGCTGCATCAGCGAAGGCATCCGCACGGTGTTTCCCGGCGTCGTGGTTGGCACCTACACGCCCGAGGAAGTCGAAGACATGGACCCGCCCGAGGCCAAGCCGCCCAAGCGCCAGCCTGCCACCGAGCCAGCAGACGAGGTGCTGGACTTCGGCGCCGTGATGCGCCGCATCGACGCCGCCAAAACCGTGGACGAACTCAACGCGCTCAAGCCCGCCATCAAGCAGCTGGACCGAGACGGCCGAGCCGAGGCCACCGATGCCGCCAAGGTACGCGCCGGCCAGATCCGCGCCGCGCTCGAGGCCACCGACATTGAACCGACGGAGGCCAGCGATGAGCCAATATGAGCCGCTGAAGACTGAGTACGAAGTGGTCGCCCACGAAAACACCGACGGCCTGCGGTTCCTGGTGGTGCGCACGCAGTACACCGTCGTCGCCGACTGCCGCACCCGTGGCGCTGCCGAGCAGGTGGCGCGTGATCTGGCGCATATGTTGGCAGGCTGCGCCGCCGCCATCCGCGCAAGGGGCCAGCAATGAAAGACACCCACCGCCGCATCGCGGCCATGTGCCGCACCCCGCAGACGATTGACGCCATCGTGGATCACGTCGGCTGCACCAAAGGACTGATCTACAACCTCGTCCAGCGGGGCATGCTAATCAACCACGGCAACAAACGCCGCGCCTACCTCCAGACCGCCGATGGCGTGATGGTGGAGCCTGAGCGCGTTTTCGAGGCGCCTGTGCAGGTCGTGCAGGCGTCGAGTGTGTGGCATTACGCGCGCCGCTGCGCGATGGAGGCTAGAGCATGAAAGTCGATGTGACTCACTGCGAGATCAGGCGCGCTGACGGCGATGTAGTCGCCAGCGTCCAGCTCATTGACGCCAGCGTCGTGCAGGTCAACATCAAGCACGTTTTGAGCTGGACCGACTGGCTCGACCTGTCCGACGCGGTGCGCCGCGCCATGGTGCTGATGGAGGTGACGCAGCCATGATCCGCGAATACCTACGCCGCTGCTTCGGCGCCCTCTCCCACGCAGAGCGCATGCAGCGCGAACTTGACCAGGCCCGCACGGCCCTGCTGGAGGCCCTGAGCACCCGCGAGTACGCCGATGCCATGTGCATGTACCACCAGGCCAGGATTGAGCGGCTGACGGCTGCGCTGAGGGGTGAGGGATGAACGCGCAGAGTAAAGCCCTGTGGCTGGCTGATTGGCTCGATGTGCGGGCCTGTGGTGGCGCTGAATGGAACGCAAAAATGAATGCCGCCGCCGCCGAACTGCGCCGCCTTGTGGCCCAGCGTGATGCGCTGCTGGAGGCGTTGAAACTCTCACGCGCACAATGGATTCACAGCGTTAACTCTGACCACTGCCTAGCCGCCATCGCCAAAGCGGAGGAGAGCACATGACCACCCTACGCGAAGCCGCCCAGCAGGCGCTGGAGGCGTTGCACGAAATTGGATGGAGCAACAACACGCGATGGCAATCTGACCGCGCTGCGACCGTCATTCCAGCCCTCCGCGCCGCGCTGGCAGAGCCGGTGCAGGAGCCACCCTGCGCCACGCGGGAGTGCATGCCCAGTCAGTGCCCCAACTGCACGAGCATTGAGGCGCAGAACACCGAGCTGGATCGTAAGCTGGCAGAGTTGGAAGCCGCTCTGCGGGCGCAATCATGAAACCCGGCACCTACAAACGCGCCAGCGTGCGCCTGCACCACAAGGCCCTGATATGGTTCTCGGCCAACCCCGACGAATGGCTGACGATCCAGGACATCAAAGACAAATGGGGCGGCACCATGGACACAATCAACACTGGTTTGCGGTATGCCTGCGATGCCGGCCTGCTGAAAAAGACACGCCACCCAGACGACATGTCTCGCAACGGAAGGCGCACCCGCTACGAAGCCGGCCCAGCCATTCGGCTTGTTCTTGGACTGCCATTCGATGATGAGGAGCCATGACCATGAAATCCACCGAAAACCGTACCTGCTGCGATGGCCGCTGCTGCCAGGGCCGAAACTGCCCGCTGCTGCGCGACGACCCCGACCCGCTGCGCGACGACATGCTGGAGGCCGTTACCAAGGTCATCCTGCTGGGCGTCGGCGTCGCTGCCGCTGGCGTCGTCACCCTGAGCCTGATCGTGCACCTATGACAACAATTCCGCCCCGTCTCCCGGCCGATACGGCCCGCTGCGCCGGCACCTGGCGCGATGAGTGCCAGTCCTGCCTGCGCAAGCTGTCACCGCCGCATGATCGTCAGGTCTGGATTGGCGCCTGGGTCATCGAGGACGAGCGCTGCCCTTCACGCATTCCGGCCTCAGTTCCGATCAGCCAGGATGCGCGTCTTGGCCGCACTGCCTGACGACGAGCCGAAGTAGTACGCCACCACCGATGCCCAGGCGCCGCCCAGGGCGCCCAGCATCACCAGCAGCGCATCGCCTCCGGTTTCTGGCTTGCCCTGCGTCAGCAGCCAGCCCAACACGCCAAAAAACCCGCAGGTGATCCCCATGGCCAGCAGCCGAGGTGTGAGCGTGTCTCCGGTGCCCGCCTCGCGCTGCCGCGCCCCGTCTCGGTCGGCCTGGTGCACTCGCTCGAGGTCAATGTCTAGCTCGCGCATGCGCACCTGAAAGGCCTGCTCGGCCTCCTTGAGCTTGGCCAGCGCATCGGTGCCTCCTGTGGCCAGCGCGGTGGCAATCTCGGACTCAGTGCCATCAGGCTTGCCCAGGAGCTTGTCGCTGATGGCCGAAACCGCCACGCCCGCCAGCGGGCCTCCCAGCGCGGTGGCGATGCCAGGCGCAACGGCGGCAGCGAGCTTTTTCCAATCGTCCTTGCCCCAAGCCATCACGACTCCATGAGGTCAGCAATCCGCCGCGCCCAGCCACGCGAGAACGCCGGCCAGTTGGTCAGGCCGGTCATGAACCGCAACCTCTGGGCCAGCATGCGCATGCGCAGCGCGTTGGCGTCCTGAGCGTAGGCGGCGGCCAGTGTCTGCGGCCCGATGACGCCATCGGTTTCTACCCCGAGCGCACGCTGCAGCCATCGAGTGGCCTGCGCCGGCCCGCTGTTGACTGCGGCGTCGAAAGTCGCGTAGCGCACACCAGGCGGCAGGTCATCGGCCCGGATCGGCTTCCAGTATTTTTCGAGGTAGATCCGCTGCGCCAGCTCCAGCGGCAACTCGCGCATGTCGCCCTTATAGCCCGTCTCCCTGGCCACGGCCTCGGTGACGCCGTAGCGGGTTTTGCCGCCGGGGTCGTCGGGGTGGTCGCTGAACTCGCCTTCGTGGCCGAGCAGCAGGGCAAATGCGGTTTCGAATTTCATGGTTTTACTTTGAAGTGAAGCCAATTCTTGCCGGCGTATAGATTGACAATCCACTAGACGACCCAGCAGAATCATTAAATGTCACGCCAGTATCCTCTACAATTTGTGCTTGCGTAAACTCTGATGACAACAGCCTTGCAGGAATTCCGCCGCCTGGCTGCTCGTCTTGTATTGTGTAAAACATTGCATAGTAACGGTTCTTTGCATAGACAACCCTGACCCAATAATATATTTGCGTCAACGATGCAAGCAAATACGAATGCGCTACAGATGATCTGAATTGCACAAGCGGCAATTGAGGATTTGATAAATATATGCTGCCGGCAATCGTCCCTTGAACATATGATTCAGTAAATGCGCCGCTAAAAAAGTTTCTAGACCAAGCAGGAGCGGTTGCCAAGCTAACCCGCCTAATCTTTTGCCTGCTAACAATGACGTTGTTTTGTGGAAAGCAAACATTAAGTTGCCCGACAAATGCGCGCCTTGGATCATCTGAAATTACGGTAAGTCCACCTTCGCTAAAGGTTGCTGTAAAAGAAGCTCCAAAACCTATAAACGAATCAATAGATCCATTAGGCAATTCTGTATCCACTTGAGGATCAAAAGCATAATTGCTTATTGCAAGGCTGCAAATTCTGCCGTCATCTGGATGATATTCCGCCGCAACTACACCAGTTGCAGACGTAAACGTTGCCCCAGATTGATAAATCCATTGCATATAGCCGTATTGCCAGTTGCTCATAAAGGCAAAAATGGCTTTAGGCTGCGTTGGATGAAACGATACCTTAATGCAATAACCAAAATGCGGATTGTCGTTTGTGTCTCGAATTACCTTGTAAATCTTTTTGCCACTTGATGAAAGCAGCGGCCCACTGGAGGCATCCGTCAAATGAACAAAAGAATTTCCAGTCGCTTCATTGTCTACCCAAGGAGAGGTTTCGTCAAACCTGTTCTGCGTACCTATTGCAACAGATAACTCATACACTTTTGTCAGTGCATTCGTTGCCAAGTCTTTTCGGTAGATATATAGCGTTTCATTCAGAGACTGTGAGTTTCCGCTAACGGCTTCTTCTTTGTTAATTGCGGCAAAGTATAGTATTTGCCTTCTTTCCGATCCTATTTGCTCATTATAAACCGCGCCACCGCAAACGTGCCATTGTTGAAAATAGTTTGCATACGAATCTTTTGATGCCAGCCAAGCATAGAATTCAGGGCTTGTGCAATCAATTGTTGTGTCTCGAAACACTACATATGGGAAGTTATATGGATCGCCTTCCATCCTCCATGACACTGAACCAGTCTGGCCAATCCACACAACATCGCCGCCCCACCATAAAGTATTTAAGGTAATTTCAGGGCTTGCTTGATATCTTATTCCTGGACCGCCAAAATAGTTAATTACTGGTCCGGGAGTTATTTGACTAACGTCAAAACTATCAAATGGTAAAACTTTTCCATAATTAAAAAAAGCGTTTTGACATGGATTTGGATTGCTCATAAACCCAATAATGCGCGGCGTGCTCCAACTCTGCGCCATGAACTGCACCACCACCGCATCGCCGACCTCGAAAGCCGTGCCGTTGCAGTCCTGATAAACAATCGGCACGTTGGTGAGCGTGCTGGTCTGGTTGACGTCAAATTCGATGTTGGCCAGCCCGATGTCGGCAATGCCGCCGGAGCTGGACTTCGCTTCATCCAGCGCCACATCGGCCGTGTCGCCGTTGATAGCAGTGATGACGCCGCTGCGGTACGTCGGCTTGAACTTCTGCCAACCTGGCAGGATTGCCACGTTGTAGTAGGCCTGCGGTGCCGTCATCAAGGCCCGCATGCGCAGATCGCCATCGGCATCGACTGGTGCCCTGCCTGCTGGCGCAATCAGCACCGTCTTGGGCTCGTTTGGAATCTCCAGCGTGGCCACCGTGCCCGATGCGCCCTCGGTGTAATCCGCGCACCAGGCGTTCAGCGTCAGGCTCACTCGGTAGCTGTTGAGATCGTCAATCTTGCGCAGGTTGTTGGCCTTTGAGCCCTGCAGCTTGCCAAGCGCCACAGTCTCCCTGCGCAGGGCCTCCTCCTTGGCCACTTGGTCCAGCTTGGCGGTTTCCACCGGAGGCAGCAGATTGGGCGCGCTGTTGCCCGCGACGTAGGCATTGATCGCAGCTGCCAGCGCGGCATTGCTGGCGTTGAGGGCGGCCTGGGCCGTGTTTACTTTGGCCTGCTGCGCTGCAATCTGTGTGTCTAGGTCGGTGTTGGCGCCCGTCAGTAGCAGCAACTGCGCCGCAAGCCGGGACTCGCCGAAGTCGAGCTTAATCGTGTATTGACCAGCGCCCAGGTTAGCCAGGATCGTGCCGCGACCCATCAGGCCCGCTCCCCGACTTCCATGTAGGCATCCCCCTCGCCGACGTAGTAGTTGATGTAGGACACCACGAACTCCTCGGAGCTGGCGAACACCCGCTGCGATGGCCGCAGTAGCCAGTCAATCGAACACCGCACGCGCGTTCCGCCCTGGTTGATGCTGATGGACCTAATGCCCTGCATGATGCGGTTGTAGGCCGCGCTGGGCGTCTCGTTGGGGGCAAAGCCCGAGCTGTAGCCGCTGATGGTGCAGGTGTACCGAAACGGGCCCTGGTCGAAGGTCGTTGTCTGCACTGGCGCCGTGGCCATCTCGTAGGTCAGCGGCGTGGCCAGTCCTGGCACGTCCACCAAGCGCGAAATCTTGAACTGCGTTGCAGCATTGATGGCCGAGACGTAATCCGAGACCGCAGGCACCACGCACTGCACGTAATTGCTCAGGCCACTCTGCAGCGTGGCCTGCCAGCTTGAGATCGGCACCCGCACTAGACCGCTTGGCGTGGTGAGATCCATCACGTAGTAGGTCGTCGCGTCGCCGATAACCGAAGTGAAATCGTGCGTGGCCAGCGGATTGGCTGCGCCGAGCATGGATGGCACATCGGCTCGTGCAAATGTTATTATGTTACCTACAACAGAAACATTTGACAATACTCCAGAATCAGATGAAATTGCATTTATCTTGTCAAACTCTGGAAATTCTTCTGTTGCCGGCGTGAAATTGCTTGTGTATCTGCCAATGCCCTTTGTAACTCTTAATTCGTCAATGTAACCATTATAAGGAAAATAAACGTCGCCATCCCAATATTGGGCGCCGATTGCGAACATTGTTGCTTGAAAATTTAGATTTGTGCTGTCAGATTGAGTTCCTCCAGATTGAGTACCATCAATAAACAATCTAAAATTTCCGCTATTCTTTGAAATAGCTACATGATGCCAGTTGCCATCTCTTAAATCACCAGATGATGTAACAGTTGCACTGACGTTTGCGCCAATCCAGAACTCTATATTTCCAGAATTGTTAATAAATAGTTGGTAACCATTATCTATTGAGCTTGATGGATTTCCACTATATGCATCAATAATTGCGGCATTACCAATCGTGCATCTTATCCAACATTCTATTGTAAAATCATTCGTTGAAAATCTAAACGAATCTAAAGATGTTGTAATAGATAAATAGTCTTCAACTGAATCTAGACTGTTAAAAAAACCATTGCCGCTGCCAAATTTTGGCGTAACATTGCTAATTTTCGCACCGCCGTTTGCTGTGACGGTTTTGGTAGAAGATGAAGAATCTAAAAAAGAAGTAGAATTATTTGCCCCATTCATATGGAGCAACAAAGAAACATCTGAAAAATAAATGTCTGTCGACATTACATCAACCAAGTGTTGCGCTTACCAGCTTCACAGGCCCGCCACTGACAATCGAAAGCGTGTTCAGGACCAGCTTGCCGCTCACGGCCGCCGTGCCGGCCTGGGTCGGCAGGCTCAAATGAACGACGCCATCGGAATCAGTGAACTCGCCGTAGGCCGCCGTACCGGTCGCGTCTGCGCTGGTGTCTTCGGCTGCCGTGACGTCAAAGGTGAGCACGCCTGTGCCTGAGCTAACCGTGCCGCATGGGTCGGCCAGCGGGATGTTGGCCAGCAGCACGTCGGCAGAGTCGCGGATCTTGAGCCGGCCTGCAGCGGAGCCGGCGTCGATCAAGGTACGAAAAGCCTTATGCGCCTCCTCCTTGGCCTTGACGGAATAGGTAGCAACTGATGGGACAGCCATTTCAATCTCCTGATAGTTTCGACTTGACCAGCAGCGTCAGCGTCCCGGTGCTCTGGGTTGAAGCATAGGCCTCTGGGGCCGCTAAAAAAATGCCGGTGGGCACAGAAACCTGAATCAGCGCGTACAGCCTCACCAAGCGCTCTACGGCGTCTTGCTGGGCCTTCGACGCAATGGCCCAGACGAGCGTGATTGTTTTGTCTGCCTGGGCCAGGCCAAAGTCGTTGAAGACGGCACCGCCGTCCAATGTGGCGATGCGGGTCACGCGCCGGCGCGCTTCGCCGAAATCGGACTGCTCCGAGTTGACGTTCAGCTCAATGACGCCGAGCGGGTCAAATGTTGTGGTGCTCAGTCGGATCAGCATGTCAAGTCCCCACAAGCAGCTCGAGGCCGTCTTGGTTCACGCGGGTCTGGATGGTCTTCAGAATCTCCCACATGAACGCCTCCAGGTGCGGCTGCAGGCCCTTGCCGTCGATCTGGATCAAGGCGTTGCCTCGCTGGAAGGACGCGGTTCTGGCGTTGTTCAGATCAATCTGAGATTCGATCAATGTTCTTTGCAAATCTAATGCTTCTCTTCGTATCTTGTTTTCTATTTCTAATTGATCTGTAATAATCTCCAACTTCCTGAGATTGTCGGGTCCACCGATATTAGCAATAGCTCCAAAAAGGCTTTGTATTACCCCGCTTGATGATTCGACGGTTGTTGCAAGAGCTTCAATTGCTGACTCAAATTTCTGAGCATCCGCAACCGCCTGGGCAATCTCCAGTTTGACGCGCGCCTCAATAAATTTAATGCGCTCGTTGGATGCGATGCTTTCCAGCTTGACGGCGTAATCCTGGGCGGCCTTCGTCGTGTCCAAATACAGCTTTTGCTCTGCGAGCTGCTGCTTCGCAAGGTCTGCGCTCTTGTCTTTGACCTTGACCTTTGCGGTGGCCAGCTCTTGCGCAGATGCGACCTGCGCGAGCATTGCCTTTTCTTCGTCGCCGAGCGCTACGGCAAGGCCGGTGCTTGAGGCGGTCGTTTTCTTGGTGGCAGTATCTAGCCCCAAGAATTTTGGCACCAAGCCATCGACAGAGGCGGCGGCCTTGTCGAAGGATTGGCTGATGGCAGTTTTGAATCTGTCTGCTTCATCACTGTTTCTCTCTATGGCCTCGGCAAGGGTAATGTTGCCCTTTCTGAAATCACTCAGCGTGCCGGACGTTGAAACGATAGCGGCAACAGCCGTGCCCAACGCTTCGGCAAATAGCACAATGGCGGCAGTTGACCCGGCGACAATGACCGTAGTGCCCTCAATTGCTTTCACAAGCAATCGAAATGCCCCAGCGTCTCCGATGGTCACCTGCGCATCAGTGATCGAATTCTTGAGCCTTGCTAGCTCATTGTTGAAACTGCTGAAATCCGCCGACCCGAATTGAGTCTTGAGCTGTTCCGCTACCTTGACCAGCTCGGGGATACCGATTTTGCCCTTGGAGATCAGGTCGAAAAATTCTTCATTGGTGACGCCCAGCGAGTCGGCGAAAGTGTTGAAGAACCCCGGCAGACGCTCTGCAACAGACTTCAGATCATCAAGCTCAAACTTGCCCTTGCTGACGCCCTGCGCAAGCTGCGTGAACGCGCCGGCCACATCTGCGCCGCTTGTCCCCAAAGCGGCAAACGCCGTGGCAAACCCTTCGAAAACCTTGCGCGAACCTTCGCCTTCGGCCGCCGTGCCCTTGGCCGCAGCTGCAAACGATGCGTATGCCCCAGCCGCACCTCGAACCTCAATGCCAAGCCGGTTGGCCGTGCTGGTGATGAAGTCCAGCTCCTTGTTCGCCGCGTCGGTTGACCCTGTGACCAGCTTCAGCGTGTTGCGAAACTGCTCAATCGCAACGTTGGCGTCGATGAAGTCCTTGATGACCAGCGAGCCGGCCAGGGCCTGCAGCGCAACGGTTGCAGACTGAATGCCGGCCCTGTTGCCGCCGATCTTGTCTAACTCGGCGTTGGTTTTGCCGATCGCGGTAGTGGAGCTGTCGGCATTGCGCGAGAGATCACCGAGATCCTTTTGGATCTGCGAAATTGCCGCATTGGTCTGGTTCTGACCCTTGAAAATCAGCTCAACGGTTTGCTGTATGTCGGCCATCTTGCTGCTTTTTCTCGTAGTACGCCGCCCAGATCGTCAATTCTTCGTCGGTCAAAAAACCCTGCGGGATGATATCCGGGCGATGCTGGTAGAGGTAGCCGCCTCGCTGTTCCAGGAGCGCAAGTGTCGCGCTCAGCCCTGGATCGTCTGCGAGGCGGCGCTTGGCTTTACAAGATCGGCGCCCTGGCCAGTGAGTTCGCTGATCTTGTTGGTCAGCATGAGGAACTCAATCGGGAAGGCCTCGGCCAGCTTCACGGCCGCCGACAGTTCGATCTTCGGGGCCACCGAGCCGGCCACCAGAATCTCCAGGCGCTTGGCAATCTCGCCAGGTGTGTCGCCGGCAATGCCCAGGGCCTGCCTGATGGCCTTGGCCTGGTCCGCCTTGGTGGCAATGGCCTTGACGATGCTGTCAATGCTGGACTGGCGTTTCTCGGCCTCCAGCGCGGTGTGCAGCTCGCTGGCGCTCAGGCCGCGGACTTCCCACTCTGGTGCTTCGCCTTCGTCGAAAAAAAACGCGAGCGCCTCGACGGCCACTCGCGCCTTCTTCGACTCGAACCGTGCTTGCTCGAATCGATTCAGATCAAACATCAGCCTACCTCAGTTGCGCGCTCCGTGGCGGAAATGGTGCAAGCCGCCTGGATGTTGTCGCCAGCCGGGAAGGTGCGCGAAACGCCCAGCTTGCCCTGCGTGAGCAGGTACGGCGACTTGTAGCGATCGGGGAAGAACTTGAACCACAGATCCTGATTCTTGAGCTGCACTAGGCCATCGGCGACGCCATCCTGCAGGTAGGCGGTAAAGCTGCCCTGATTGAGCGTCGAGGCCGTGGAGCCAAGCGTGGTGCCGTAGACCTGGGTGCTGGTCAGGCTGTGCGTCGTCTCAGGCGGCACAAAGTCCGACGCCAGTTGCACGTCGCTGAAGATCGGCGCGGCAAACGAGGCGTAGACACGTTTCGGCGTCGGCCCGGTGTGAATCTCCGGCAGCGCGGCCAGAAAGGTCACAGAGCCGGCGCTGTAGTTGATGTCGAACAGCGGGTAGTCTGCGCGCTCGGTGTGCGTGCCCACCACCGAGAAAATTTGCGCGCTGGTGATGACGGCGGCAGTATTTGACGTCACACGCACCTGGGCGATTTCCACGCTGTCCACGGCGATGAGCGGAGGCCCACCAGCAGCCCCTCGGGTTTCGGAGAATGCCGTGGTTGATCCGTCCGTGCCGGCGACGACTGCCACCGAGCCCGAGCTGTTGACGGTGATCGAGTTGACCTTCGACACCGCCGTAGCAGGCCGGGTGATGGAAGTGGCAGACACAGCGGCGACGGAGGTCACCACGCCGTTCAGGTTAAGCGTCAGCGCCGCGACGTCCACCGTGTTGTTGGTGGCCGCCGTTGCCGGCGTAACTGCCCCGCCCGTCAGCAGGCCGTTGGGCAACACCACGGGCGCATAGCCCGAGCGCTTGGACCACAACGAGGCCGAGCTGGTGAAGGTCGTTTCGTCGCCTGAGTTCGTCAGGGTCGTCATCGAGGTGGAGGTCTGCCCCGCCTCGTACTGGAGTTTCGCGTTTTCAGCGGTTGCCATCGTTGGGCTCCTGGTTCAGGTATTTCGGCGGTCGTCCGCGCCGCTTTGGCATTTCTGCCGGCTTCGGTGACGCATCAGGTTCTGGCGCTGTTCCATACAGTTGATGCACGGCAGGGTCAAAATCTGATGCGTTGATCGTGACCCACTCACCTTGCGACGGGTGAGTGGGCATCACGCGGACGGTTGCTGCGGTCTGAGACATCAGCCCAGCAAGATGGCGACGTGCTCGGGCTTGATGACCTTGACGCCCCAGGCGCAGGACACCTCCCACTGCATCTGCCGGTACTGCGGATACAGCGCCACCTCAAACGACAGACCCGAGCGCGGGTCCACGATGCTGGTGCGATCCGAGGCCAGGTCGCCGTTAGCCGGCAGGGCCGGCAGGCGCTGCGCCAGCACGATAGCCGAACGAGCGAAGCCCAGGTTGCGCGGGCTGCTGGCCACCACCGTGATCGCCGTTGCAGAGGCGGCAATCGCCTGGCGCAGGCCGGGAGCGGCCAGAACCACAGTGCCGCCGCCGGAAACGTCAGCATCGCCGGTGGTCACCACGTACTGGTTCGTGTCGCCCGCGAAGGTGATCACATCGCCGGCCAGGATGGTGCCGGTGCCAGCCGAGGCCAGCGTGATGGTGGTCGCGCCGACCGCGTACCCGGCCGTGTTGGTCGTGGCCGATGCTGCAGTGCCCTTCGTGTGCGTCTTGGTCTGACCAGACTCGCGGACCATCATGCCGTTCACGTCCAGTAGCACGCCCTGGCGCAGCATGGTGTCGCCGAACTCCTGCGAGCTTGAGGCCTGCTTGCCGCGCAGATTGGCGCCCGCCGCCGTGTCGAGGACCAGCTGCATGTCGGAGACAGGCGCGCCGTTGTCGACCAGGATCTTGCGGGTTAGGCTGGCAGCGGTGTAGTCGCCAGCAGTGCCGAAAGGCGTCGTGGCAGCAGCACCAGCAGCGCGAGACGCCACTTTGTACAGATCGGCAATGTCGGCCTCAATCTCGTTGCACAGCGTGCGGATGGCCTGCTGGATCTGGGCGCCTTGGATGGCAGCAGCAGCGGGGCCGGAGCCGCGCTCTTCCTCGCCGGTCCAGCGGATCGGAACCCGGCGCGCCTTGGTGATCTTGATCTCCTGGTCGCCGATGGTCTGGTCGCCATCGTTGGGAGGCGTGACGCCTGCGGTGATGTCGCCAGCCGATGCGGCAGGCGCGACGAACGAACGCACGGACTGGTTGACTGCGGCGCGCGAGGCTTGCGCGTCCAGCGTCACAGCGGGAATGAAACCAACCAGCTCACGGGACACGACGTCCAGATTGCTGTACAGGGTCGGGATGAGATTGGTAAGGGTGGCACCCATGGTGAGAACTCCAGAAAGTTAGACGAGTTGGACGCCTGACTTTGCAGCCTCTACCCGTTGAGCGGGTGCGAGTGCTTCAAATTCGGCGCGGGTCATGGTCTTGGCTCCACCGCCTCCAGCGTTGGATGCCCGGACTCCAGCACCTCCCGTGCCGGTCGATTTGAGCAATTCCGGACGGGCCTTCGCAATCCCTGCGATCCCGTCCTTGACCGGAATCATACGCCCATCGTCGGACTTGAACAATAGGTCGTCTCCTTCCCAGGTCAGGCGTTGCGAAACGAAGGTTTCGACCAGATCGCGCGCGACAAACTCATGGCCCGACAAAGCCTCGGCGATGGCTGCCTTTTGCAAGCTGCCGCGAAACTTGCCGCTGATCTCGTCGCGCTGAGTTGTCGCCTCCTGCAGCTGGCGCTCCATGCGCTTGAGCTTGGCGTCATATTGCTTCGCGGCCTCGGCGGCGCCCTTGGCATCGGGCAGAAGATCCAGATCCTCCAGGCTGTCAATGCCCAGGCGCTCCATCAGCGCGTTCTGGTCCGCTTCAAGCTTGGCCAGCTTGTCCTTCATGCCGCGACGGCCGGTGATCGACTCCTGGCGCGCTCTGTCGCGTTGCCCTTGCAGATCATCGACGTAGCTTTTTAGCGCGGTGAACTTTTCGTCTCCGAGGGCTTCCTTCAGGCTTTCAATGTCCATCGTCGTCTCCGTCAGATTGCAAACTGCTCAAGCGTTGCGCCGCCAGCCAGGGCCGTGGTCAGCCACCGGGGTTTGAGGCCTCGCCCGGTCCAGGTGTTGCCGGCGTCGTTGCGGTACTTCGGCGCAACGGTGGCGCGGGGCGTAGACTTCTCGCGGGCCGGACTCTTTGCAACTTTCGCGGAGTCGGTCACAATGTCGCCAGGCGTGAGGCCATAGGTAGACATCAGGGTCTTGATCTGCGAGACCGCAGACGCCCGCTCCGCGCGGGTTTGTTCGGCGATCTGGCGCTCAAGTTCTGCTTTCTGTGCGAGGAGTTCATTAATGCTCATTGGTAAAGCCGGTGAGTTAAAGTGAAACGAACCTGCAATATACCAGTGATATGGCCAATCAAGATATAACGCGCTTCAAATTCATAGGCTTCGCCCTAAATGGCGACGGCCCATTTCGGCCTCTCATCAGCTTCGACAGCAAGGCGCGCCCCATTGCGGTGGCGTCGTCGTACCTGATCCAGTACCCGCGCGAGAGTGAGACCAAGTACGCGCGCCGCAATGAAATCGCCTGGTACGCCTCGCCGCTGGCCCAGGTCGTCTCTCGCTTCGCCGGGTACCTCGCCAGCCGGCCTGCCGTGCGCGCCATGGCCAATCCGCTGTACGAGGCGATGGCCGCCGACATTGACGGCAAAGGCAACAGCATCGACAGCTTTTGGTCTCAGTTCGTGGTGGAGGCCAAGGCACGCGGCAGCATGCTGCTGCTGGTTGACATGCCGCCGGCCATGGCCCCGACGCTGGAGCAGCAGGTGCGCGCCAGGGTTGCGCCGTACTGGACCAGCATCAAGCCCGAGTTGCTAACCGACTACCAGATCGGCGACGACGGGAAATTTACCTACGCGGAGTTCTCGGGCAATTTCACGCTGGAGACCGGCGAGCGCGTCGATTGCACATGGCACTTCGACCTGACATCCTGGCGTGCCATGGATGGCCAGCAGCGCATCCTGGCGCAAGGTGAGCATCCGCTGACCGAGTGCCCGCTGCTGATCTTCACCGAGGGCGGGGACTTCCCGTACTTCGGCCCGTTTGCGCCCATCGCGGACCTGTCGCGGCGGATGTTCAATCTGGACAGCGAGCTGGACGAGATCCTGCGCTCGCAGACGTTCAGTTTGCTGACCATGCAGGTTAGCGAGAACTCCACGGATGCGCAGAAGGTCCAGGCTGCGCAGGTCGTTGGCGAAACCATCGGCTCATCTAACCTGATGGTGCACAGCGGCAGCACGCCGGCTTTCATCGCGCCACCGGATGGCCCCGCGCGGATCTACCTGGACCGCATCGCGGCGCTGAAGGATCAGATCAACGAGATAGGCCTGGTGATCGCCTCATCGTCGCAGCGCGAGTCCGGCCTGGCCCTGCAGATGCGGTTTCAGGCGCTGAACTCCGAGCTGGCCAAGTTTGCCGGCAGGATGGAGAGCCTTGAGCGCAGAGCCTGGGAGCTTTCGCGCCAGTGGCTTGGCCTGACCACCGCGCCGCAGATTTCCTGGTCGCGCGACTTCAACCTAGCCGACGTCGTGGCCGAGCTGGACATTCTGGCCAGCATGATCGGTGCGGCCATGCCGACCGAAGTCATCGCCGAGCAGCAGAGGCGCATCGTGTCGGTGCAGTTTGCCGGCCTTGGGCAAGAGCAGCAGGGCCTGATTCATGCCGCGATAGATCAGCGGCTTCTGGAGCAAGCATGAGCGCCGAAGTCCACAATCTCAGCGTCGAAAAAGGCGCCAGCTACGAGCAGATCATTCGCTGGACGGATGACGACGGAGCGGCCATCAATCTGACCGGCGCCACCGCGCGCATGCAGGTTCGCGCGGCCACGAACGTGACCACCGTACTGTTTGAGGCCACCACGGCAAACGGCAAGCTGGCCATCGCAGGCGATCTTGGGCAGATCACGCTGACCATCACCGCCGCAGAGTCGGCCGCCTTCACCTGGAGCTTCGGCAAGTACGATCTGGAGATCGTCACTGCAGGCGGCTTGGTCTATCGCCTGATCCGAGGCACCATCAGCATCAGCGCAGAGGTCACGCAATGAGCATCGTCACCATCGTCGAACGCGGGCCGCAGGGGCCTGGCGGGGATCTCGGGGCCTACGGGTCGTTTCTGGATCTCACGGACCAGACCATTGCTTCCGCGACCACAGCTTACGCTGTGGCGCTGGGCACCACGTCGGAAAGCCGAGGGGTCTCAATTGTCGATGGCTCAAAGATCACCTTTGCCGAGGCCGGCACCTTCGCGCTGTCGTTCTCGCTGCAGCTGCACAACTCCAACAACAGCATCCAGACCGCTCGCGTGTGGCTGCGCAAAAACGGGTCGGACCTGGCGAACAGCAATTCGATCTTCGACATCCCCGGCCAGCACGGCGGCTCTGATGGAGCGCTGATCGCCGCGACTACCCTGGTCGTCACGGTCGCCGCTGGGAACAATTTGCAACTTTATTGGTCGGCCAGCAGCACCGACGTTTTCCTGCAGCACTTGGCCGCCGGCACCAGCCCCACCAGGCCGGTGACGCCTTCGGCCATCGTCGCGGTGCAGCAGATCATGTTCAGCGCCACGGCCCCGCTGCAGTTCATCGCCAATTCCACCGAGCCCGCAACCCCTAGCGGCGGCGGCACGCTGTACGTCCAGGCCGGCGCGCTCAAGTACAAGGGATCGTCCGGCACCGTCACCACCCTGGGCGCGGCCTGAGCCTGACGCCACTCATCACCATCTGAGGATCACACCATGGCCAAGCTCTTCATCACCGAATTTCAGTTTCTTGAAAACGCCAACGACATCGGCGGCGTGCCGCAGGCGGCTCGACTGCCTGGCACCACGCAGGTGGTCACCTACACCACGAGCAGCGTGCAGAGCACGGTCTTTGCCGCCACCACGCGCTTCGTAAGGCTGGCATCGGACGCGCCCTGCTGCCTTGCCTACGGCAGCAATCCAACGGCCACCACAAGCGGCCTGCGCCTGCCCAGCGAGGCGGTGGAGTACTTCGGCGTGACGCCTGGCCAACGGCTCGCAGTGATCGGAGCCTGACCATGCTGGGGCAAAACATCGGGCGCGTCGGGTTGCCCGACATGAGCGCAGGCGGCCGGCCTTCGCTGACGCTGGATTTTGTTTCCATTCCGGTGTTGAACGAGAAGATTACCTTCAGCAGGGCCAGCGGCGCTACGTGGTTCAGCCCCGATGGCGTCCTTGAGGGCGTGGACTTCAGCACGTCAAGTGTGGCCATCGGTACGGGCAGCAAGACGTTTACGCTCGCGGCGACGGCGGGCGCGAATCGCTATTGGGCCGTAGGCGATCTGGTCCGCGTAAGCCAGCAGTCCAACAGTGCCAACTTCATGGAAGGCACTGTCACCAGCTACACCGCATCAACTCAGGTGCTGGTGATTGATGTGACCAGCACAGGGGGCAGCGGCACGATTGCATCCTGGCGCGTGTCGTCGCATATGCCCCGCTTCGACTACAACCCCTCCACGCTGGCGGCTCAGGGGCTGTTGATTGAGGAGTCCCGCACCAACAATATTTACCCGTCGAACTTTTCAAGCATCGGCACTGTGGCTGGGAACAATGCTTGGTATGAGTTATTAGCCACGCTTGACACAACGATAAACGCTGCTTCTGCTCCAGACGGAACCACCACTGCCGCACTGCTGGCGATTAACGCCCCAGCCACCTTTAACGCGGTGTTTTACAGAACCGCAAGCACGACAGCGGGTACTTACGCATACAGCGTGTTTTGCAAGGCAAACTCTACAGATACAAACGCTCGTTTATTGTTGGCAGGAGATGTTTCCGTTAATAACAACGTCAGGGCCGATTTTATCTTGTCTGGCTCGGGCGTCGCCGGTACGGCAGTTGCGGTCGGCACGGCTGTATCTGCCGCTACCCCAACAATTCAGTCGGTTGGTAATGGGTGGTATCGCTGCACCATTTATGTGACGCTTACTGCTCCAACCAACATTACGGCGCTTATTTACCCAGGAGCAGCCAACGCTCAAACTACGGCAAGCCAAACGCTTGTCTGGGGCGCTCAACTCGAAGCCGGAGCCTTCCCCACCAGCTACATCCCCACCACCACCACCGCGCTGACCCGTGCAGCCGATGTGGCTTCAGTGAATACGCTGAGTCCTTGGTACAACGCGAGTGCTGGGACAGTGTTCAGTGAATGGTCAATTTTGGGGGTTAGATCAACTAACAGTCAAAGAATTTGGTCATTATCTGATGGAACAAATTCACAATATATTGCTGTTCGCGTTGACTCTGCGGCGCAAGTACGTGGAGATCAAGCGGGCGGATCAACAATTCCAATCACAGTTCTTGCTGTAGCAACAGCAAATACAGTTTACAAAACAGGTGTTGCATTCGAAGCCTTAAATTCTGCTACATGCCTTGGTGGTGGAACTGTAAATTCAAACGCAACTTTTGCTTTTCCGACTGGCATTAACAAATTGGCGTTAGGGAATTTGGGCACTGGAAGTTTTGAACTGTCAGGCCACCTCCGCCGTATAGTATACTATCCTCGTAGGCTGTCAAACGCAGAGCTTCAAAGCATAACGAGCTAGTAATGGGAAAACCTTTAATTGACCTTACGGGCCAGCGTTTTGGCAGGCTTACCGTGTTAGCGCGTGCAGGCTTCAACGGTAAGACGCTGTGGCGCTGTGCTTGTGAGTGCGGCAAAGAAACAACCGCAGTCGGCACAAACCTGCGCAAGGGTATGAGCCGTTCGTGTGGATGCCTCAAAACTGACTTGCAGCGTCAGCGCATGACTAAGCACGGGAGCGGCGTTAAAGGTGCAGAAACTCTGCTGTACCGTATTTGGAAAAACATGCGTCAGCGCTGTATGAATGCCAAAAATCCACGCTATGCGGACTATGGCGGCAGAGGCATCACTATCTGTGGCCGTTGGAATGACTTTGCTGCTTTTGCTCAAGACATGGGAGAAGCACAAGAAGGTCTAACGATTGATCGCATTGACGTCAATGGCCCATATGCGCCGGAAAACTGCCGGTGGGTGGACTACAAAGTGCAGATGCGAAACAAGCGCAACAACGTCTGGGTTGATGTGCAAGGCCAGCGCATGGTGCGTGAAGACGCTCGGAAAATGCTTGGCATCAACAACAAGCGCATGAACCAGATTGTCGCGGCTCAGGCCATCACAACATGACCCACTTCCTACGCGGATTCCTAGACGGTTTGGCGTTGATGCCGCTTGTGCGCTTGATCAGGAAACGCAAATGACCTACGACCCCTTCGACCCATTCAGTGAGGCACCTATGTACACCGATTACTTCCTGAAATTCGCTGACGAAGCCGAGGCCAACGCGGCGCTGTTTGAAGAACTGCCAAACTTTTCTCCGCCAAGCAAAACGGTGATTGCCACCAAGTACCTTGTCAAAGGCACTGCTGAGAACGACTTCGAGGACTACATGACCTACAACCCACCAGAGGGTGCGGAAATACTGGATTCGTGGCCTGAAACGACCGAGAGAACGGATTGGAATGCGCCGCCCCAAATGATGAAGGTGCCCAAGTACGCGGCGGTGGATGTCATCGGCACGATCTACAAGCCCACGGGCAACGTGCTGCCTGCCCCAGACGGCAGCGGCGAAGCGGTGGATGAGATGGCTCCGATTGATGGCTGGCATGTCAACGTGCGCCACACCGACGAGGTTCCGGAGCTTGAGGCTTTCCGCGTGTTTCCGGCAACCCCCAGCAGGATGTGGGCGTGAGCAAGCCAGAGTGAGGAGCTGATGGACGCACAAGCAGTCATCGCCGCCCTGCGTGATCGCAAGAAGGAAGAAGAGGAAGTGGAGCCATGACCCGTCGCCGCTACATCCAAGACCGCACCACCGGAGAGTTGATCGAAGTCACCGCCGAGCACCGCGAGCCGATGCGCAACGACGCCGGCATCCTGTGGGGCGACCGTCACTACGACGGCCTGCAGGCCACTGACGGCAGCGACATCAGCACGCGCAGCAAGCACCGCGACTACATGCGGGCCAACAACGTGACGATGGCCGACGACTTCAAGAACACCTGGGCCCAGGCCCAGGCACAGCGTGAGCGCCTCTACACCC